CGCCCTTGAAGCGGCTGAGACAGCGGTTGCTGCTGAAGTCGCCGCCCTGAACGCCGGCACCGATACAGCCGCCCTTGAAGCCCTGACCGGCCGCATCAATTCGGTCGTCACCGAACTCAAGGCCCTCGTTCCCGCGCCGGCTATCCTCACGATTTCGCCGGCCAGTCTACCCATGCCCGCCCTGAGCACGCAGTACAGCGAGCAACTGTCGGCTACCGGCGGCGATGGCAGCTACACGTTCAGCCTCGCGTCCGGCGACGTTCTGCCGCCCGGTCTCTCTCTGTCGTCTGCCGGCGATCTTTCCGGCACGCCGACCACGAGCGGAACCTATCCGTTCACCATCGATGTGGTCGACACCACCTCGCCCACGCCGCTGACCGGTTCGGCGAGCTACACGCTGACCTTCTGATGATCGTCCTCGCAATTATCGGTGGCGCCGCGATTGCCATAGCGGTGGTCGGCCTGATCGGCTTCCTGATCATCAGGCGGCTCGTTCAGGAATTGAAGCCGGGGGATCTGCCTTGACCGAATCAGAGTTGGCGGCCTTCGTCCGGGAGTGTGCCGAGCGGCAGGCGTTCTATGCCGCTCGGCGTCAGGCATGGGCTCGCGGGATAGGTCGGCCCTACCCGATCGACGGTGACGCGGATCTCCGTCCCCCACCTGGAGAGGTGGACAACACCTAAACCAAAGTGGAGCGCGCGGTGGCAATCGACGACATCGCGCGTGATAGAATCGACGCGCTCTCGCTACGTCTCACCGAGCAAATTTCAGCCCAGAAGGACCGCGCAGAAATTGCGCTTCAGGCCGCTGAGAAGGCGGTTTGCGTTTCGTCTGACACTCCAGTGTTATGCGCCGACTTAGTGTGGAGGGCGGCGGGATCTCTATCCGTTGGGGATGAATTGATAGCCTTTGATGAAGAGCCTGCGCCTAGACAATCCGGAATGATTGCTTCTCGCGGTCGGCTACACAGAATGGCAATTGTCACTTCAAATGGCATAGAGAAAGCTCCGCTTCTTCAGGTGAACACACAAGCGGGATCTGTGAGATGTACCTATGATCATCCATGGTTAGTTTATCGCCAAGACCACGACTCTAAATGGAGATGGGTCAAAGCTAGCCTTATACGTGTTGGCGACGCTGTTATGAGAGCTTACGACGTATGGGATGTTGATAATTCGTGGGAGGCCGGGTGGCTTGCCGGAATTTTTGACGGAGAGGGGTGCCTAACCTTTAAAAGTGACCGCAATGGCCGAGCGAGGCTTGGCGTGGTTCAAACGGAAGGTATCGTATGCGATAAAATTTCGGAATCATTAGCTAAGCGCGTTAGCGCTTATCACACCATACATAAAAAACCAAATTATCGCTTGTCGCTAAACGCAAAACCAACCGTCGAGTGGCAGATAAATATTAGAAACGAGATTTTATTCCTTCTTGGAAGCATCCGTCCGCAAAGATTATTGGCCAAGGCGAGGTCGGTATGGGAGGGGCGTCCTATTGGGGGGTGGCACCGAGACGTAATCGTTACATCCATAGAGGGTGCCGGAATCGACACAATTGCCACACTAGGAACTTCCACGTCTACCTATATAGCCGGCGGATTCTGTATGCATAACAGCAAAGCAGAGGGGGCCACAGAAAAAAGGCTAGAGGGCCTGAACGAGCTGCGCGGAATGGTAAGCGATCAGCAGGCCCGGTTTGCCACCATCGAAATCGTGGACGCCAATTTCAAGGCTGTCGAAGCCCGTCTATCGATGCTTGAGAGACAATCCGCTGCGGACGGCGGGCGAGATGGCCTGTCTATGCCGCTGATGCTGATGGTGGTCGGGCTGGTGTCGTCGGTGCTCTCAGGGGTGCTGGTGTATTTTATTTCGCACCTGAAGTGAGAGATTTTCTCTGCTTGAACTTTTTGCAGTTGATGACCTTGTTGCCGACCAGGAATCCCTGCGCCTTGCATATCCATCTGACCGGATCTTCCTCGATCAGAACCCGGTTAACGCAGGCGGAGCAATCCTGGTAGGTGACTTTCATACTTTCTTCAGGCCAAGAACGACATAGCCCGGTTCTATGCCCAACTGTCCGCCGGTAAGGACGTAAGTGATCTTTCGGCGAATTTGGTATGGACTGTTGTCGTGGGTGTGTCTCTTTTCCACCCAATGGCCTCTAAAGTTCTTTTCCATGCAACGTAGAACCAGCACGTCGCCTTTCTGAAACCCACGGTCATCGCGGCGAACTTCGAACGTTTTCTCACCGCTCTCGACGGCTCGCCAGTAGTCGACGAAGGTTTTAAGAATGTGCTCAGTTGGCATCTTGATCTTTCTCTGGCTTGGAAGGGGAGGGAACGGCGGCTGCGAGGAAGGCGGCTCGGGCCTTGTCCAAGTGAACTTGTCGCCGGGCTCGGTTGTCTGGATTTATCGTGTCAGCCCTGTGGTCCCACCAATCCCAGAAGGACTCGCCGGGATACTGGCTTGGCGGATCTAACGCTCGGCTAACCCGCTCGATCGCAGCCTCGTCGGGCCAGGATTCCGCCGCCGTTTCGTAACCCATTTTCAGTTCTTGGGCCTGATCGGCAAGAGCCTGCATCACGTCTTCCGTGGTCTGGTCAGTGGATGGCGAGGCGCGCCGGTTCCATTGCTCGATGGCCGCGGCTTCAGTGGCCTGAAGCTTCGGCCCCGTCATCGCGCCGCAAGCGTTACAGCCGACCGCCCATCTCGGAGTTCCGTCCTTGGAATAGGCCGCAAGTCGGCACCACGGTTCACCACCGCAGAACGGACAGGGCATAGCCTTGGTGTCTGTGGTCATGACTTACCCCTTTGGGATTGGTAGTGAGACCATGCGGCGGACCAAGCTTTCGGTTCATCTTCTGCGGCGAAATGCGCGAGACCATCGCTGTCGTGCATTATGTACCAAGTGCAGCCTGCTCGATGCGGACCACTAGCGTAGTACCCAGCCGCCTTCAGTTCGGCGATCTGGGAGGGGGTGGGGGTCATGGCTTAGGATTCTTCTGCGGTGGACAGTTCATATCTGGTTCAACGTAGACGACGCCGTCTTTATCGAACCATGCATTGCCGCCAAAACAGATCGCCCCGTCGCGCTGATAGGCCGAATCATCTGGAGCGTCCGGCACATGCCAAGGCAGGGGGTGTTGCGAGAATGAATCTGCCGGAACTCCGGGATCATTGCTCTCGCATCCCTGCGGCTTATTGCAGACGCGCGGTTGCGGTGGAGACCCAACCCCCCAATCCGCACCCGGCATCGCCGGATGAACCGGGCAGAACAGCCATCCGACGATGACGGCACAGGCGGGCGTCATGGCTTCGGCAGCCTCGCAATACACTGAGCGTCGCTAGGGACGCAGCACGCATCCTTGGCCTGATCGCAGACCGGCATGACGAGACCGGGATATGGCCGGCAACCCTTACCGGGCGCGCAGTCGTCCCCCGCCGGGATCGGTGATGGAGACGGGGAGGGAGTGGGCGCGGGGGTTGGGACTGGCGGCGTCGGAACCGGGGCAGGAGCCGGGCGCTCGCAAGCTGCGAGGGTCAAGGCGCACGCCAGCGCCGTGATGGCAGAAGGGGTCATGGTACGATAATCCCGTGCGTGACCTTTGGCTTATGACAGAAGCCTTCGCCTGCATATTGCGAAGGATCGGCTGGGTGAATCGGAATGCAGCACACAATATCTGCCGCCTGCTCAAGATGCCGGGCGCACATCTGGGCGGTCGGATATGATGTTCCGGTATCGATTTTAGGGGGATTGGTATGCCACGTCAGAATGAGAACCACGAGCCAGACGGTGTTCACGGCCCCACCTCCGCTTCCGTACAGGGGTTGTCATCGAAATAGATGATGGCGTCGGGCAACTGAGTGCGGGTTTCCTTCACGACAGCCGCCGAGGACTCCATGCAGCTTTCCTTGTCATGGTGCAGATCGGTGATCAGGTTCAGCTTGAATCCGCCACCCTCGGTCTCGGATATGACGACAATCGCCTCAAGCCACACGAGTTCGGAAAGTTGATTCGGCGTGCTGGTGCATTCGCCGCCAGGGGTTTGCATGAACTGGCCGCAGTCGGGGCGGGGCGGCGGCGAACTGGTCACGCTCGCATCCGCCGGCCGCGGGAAAATCACTGCCGCCAGCACCGCTAGCCAGATCAGGGCGAACAACAGCGCGTAGAAGCGGAATGCCCCCATGCGATGACGAATCCTGGATAGGTGCTCGATCATTTCCGGCGCTCCTTCATTCCGATTCCACAGGCTCGGACAACTTTTTGATCTTGTCCATGGCCGCAGCTTTCAGATCCTTCGATCGCTGACCATGTGCGGCTTTGAACTCGTCCCACGTCGGGTTGGAGATCGTCGACGACCAGAACTTCCGCAGCTTCGGCCCATCGGTGGCATCGGTGATCGTGAATTCGATTCCGTCGCCGTACAGCTCCAGGTCGGCGAAATCATCGTCGGCAGGGGGCGATTCCGGCTCGCTGGCGGGCGGCGTGGGTGCAGGCTGGGCGGTGGTGGCCTGAGACGCGGGTTTGGGCTGTACGGGCGGATTTGGGGCTTTGGGGGTTGCGAGGGGCTGGACGGTGAAGGGCTTGCGTGACTGCTTGGTCTCGGTCAGCGCCAGGGTCATCGATCCGGTGATATGGCTCATGTGCGAGATCCTGATCCCGCCCACCTCCATCCCGCCCCACTTCACTTTGGGGTCGCGGAAGAGGGTGAGCGAGCGGCCGGCATAAACAGATGAATCCGGTCCCCACGCGCTGACCATCACGCGCGACATGCTCTTACAGCACTTGTATGGTTTTCCGTTATCGCCTTCGAAGAAGATAGAGACAGGCTGTTCAGTTCCGGGTCGTACTTCAACTTTGGTGATGCGTATTGTGATAGGACCAGAGATCAGATCATCACTATTGAGCTGATCGCTGCGAGGGATAATTACTTGACTCATGTCAGATGTCACCGTCACGCTCCTTGCCTACGCGCAATCTCTCGATTGGCATTCCATTTCAGATCATCTTCCATTGTCGGCTGACGAATCATCCATCCGAGGAATCCGGCATCGACTTCGGACCACGGCTTTCCGCGCCATTTTTCGCCAATCGGACAGGTCGGGAAAAGTCGCGGCTCTTTTGTCCACGCCACCATATCCTTGCCCGTTGCGCCTGTCGCAAAGAGCGCCTTCAGGAGGTGGGCGGTGACATAGGCGTCCGGTCCTGCCCGATGTGGCGGCATGGCTAGGTCATGGGTCAGACTCAAAAGCCCCTGATCCTCAAGCCAATATCGCAGCGCCCCATTCGAGTGGGATGGAGCTTCGGGCCACACACGAAGCGCTGATTTGTATGTGCAGATTGCTGGGATATCCGCCGGAAGTTTCAGCCATTTGTTCTCGAAATCGAGATTGTGTGCAGCTATGGCGGAACAATGGATCGACGATTGGATAAATCCGTCTGCGCTGAATCTCTCCAGCCCCCTAACCTCATCGATCGAAATGTGGTGAATGGCTCGCGTTTCAGGAGGGATCTTATCTGCACCGCACAGCCATGATTGTGGAGCATCTTCACCCCACTCTCCATCGTCGCCCCGCACAAGATCGCAGTATCCCACTTCGATCACTTCGGCTGGCGGTTCCATTCCGGTTGTTTCGAAGTCGACGACACGAATTGTGGTCACTAAAACATCTCCTGAATTATCCGCCGCTCAGTCGGCGTTAACCGCCAGATCTTCCGTTTCCGCATCAGCGCCTTGTACTGCGCGACACGCTCATTGATCCTCGCCTCGAATTTGGCCGCGGCTTCGATGATCGCCTCCTGATAGACGGGATCGGGTTCGACGGTGATCACCGCCATTGGCAATCCGCCGCAATAGCTCAGAAAATCACACCACTTGCGGCCAGATACCAGCAACCCGGTCTGGACCTGAAGCATGAATTCGGTCGGGCATGTTTGAGCCGGAACGTCGACCAAAAGCGTTTCCATGTGGATCGCCTGTCGACGGGATTTCACTTCGATCAGGCCGTCGTCACCCACCAGACCATCTGGTGAATATCCGATCGGAAAACCAAGCCAGTCGTTGGTGATGAAACCCACCTCACGCACCTTGGCATACTTTTTGTGGTAGAGGGCGCGGGCATCAATCTCATCGGTTTTTCCCCTGAGCATCGCATCAGATACGAATTGGGGCTCCACGTACTGAGTCACGCGCTGCGAGACGAGTTCGTAGATGTGCGCCTTTTCCTTCGCGTTTGATGCGATCTTTAGCGAAGGAGTAAGCACGAGATCCATGGTCGATGCAGTTTGAAGGCCGAGTCTGAGTCTTAGCCACTCATTCTCGCCTTGGATGACTTCTGGATGGATGGTGATGGTCATCTGCGATACCGCGCATAGACATCCCCGCGATGACGGTCAGCCTCAACTCGCCAATCGTACGGCCATTCCGGCGGCTCATCGGTATCGATGTGCGGTTCCAGCGCATCCAGTTCGGCCCGTATCCCGGCCAACCGGCGCTCTTCCTCTTGGCTCAATTGCGATGCGTTCATGGCTTGTTTTCGATCTCCGCCAATTTCTCAAGACCTAGTTGAATCAGCGTCCTAGTCATCGCGCTAGACGATACGCCACGTGCAGTGGCGAGTTCCGTGATTCTGCGCTTGATCGGATCTTCCAGATAAACGGCATATTGCTTTCGTCCGGCGGACAGCGGACCCGGCGAACCGATAGGCGACGGGCTGTGTGGATGACGCCATTTCATAAGCGATCATATACGCCGATATGCGTGGCGACTGCAAGCGCCCATTTGCCCCCTCTCCCAAATTGGCGTATGCACCCATCATGACCGAAGACGATGTCAGGGCGGCCCTGAAAGCCGAGACCGATAAAACGGATATGCACGAGTGGGGCCGGCGTCAGAAGCCGCCCATCTCGCCCGGCTATATCAATGACGTGATCAAGGGGCGCAAGCCACCGGGGCCGAAGATCCTGGCGGCGTTGGGGTTTGAGAAGGGGTATTTCGAAATTGGGTAAACGAAGCGATTTCCAGAGAGTGGAAAGAGACTTTTATCCAACCCCGCGAGAAGCTGTCCCGCCCCTGCTACCTCACCTCTTGCGAGAAACCCAATTCTGCGAGCCATGTGCCGGGAACGGGGCATTAATCGATTACCTTGAGGAGCTTGGGGGCCACACATGCGTGGCGGCTTGGGATATCGACCCGCGTTCGCCTCGGGTTGCAAAACAAGACGCGACCGATCGTATGATCGGAAACATTGATTGTTTCATCACTAATCCACCGTGGGCGAGGCCTGTCCTGCACACGTTGATCGTGCATCTATCGGACCAGCACCCTACTTGGCTTCTATTCGATGCGGATTGGGTTCACACCCAACAGGCGATTCCGTTTATGCCGCGTTTGCGTACGATCGTGTCAATCGGTCGCTTGAAGTGGATTCCCGGAACGACGATGACCGGCAAGGACAATTGCGCATGGCACCTGTTCACGGTTCCGATGTTCTCCCGTCCGGCCGAGTTTTACGGACGCCTCTCATGACCCAGCAGCGCATGTCCGCCTATGCCTACCGCCAAGGCCGAACCACCCACCGCAAAAACGATGATCCCGAACACAAGCTCCAAGTCGCCGTCGCCACGTATCTGAAGTGGACGCTTCCCGATGACGTTCTGTCGACGGCTTCGATGGCTGGCGCGCGCATGGGGCACACGACACGAGCCAAGGCAAAGGCATCGGGCCAAAATCGGGGCTGGCCGGATATCATGTTGATGCCGCCAGATGGCGTATGCCGCTTCATCGAGCTTAAAGCCCCCGACAACGGCACACTGACCGCAGAGCAGCGAGGGTTCCGGGATCACTGCGCACGGTCAAATCGGATGGTGTGGGCGCTTGCAAGGTCCCTGGAAGAAGTCGAGCGCGCCCTGATAGCGTTCGGTATCACCCCCCGCGTCTCGTGGCAGCACGCCAACCGCTACGACATCATCCGCGATGCCTGAGCGCCTCATGGATCTGGAGCGGTGGATCGCCGAGAAGGAAGCGGCTTCCCACCCGACGCCATGGGAACAGCTCATCCTGCGCGCCCGTGACGCCCTGTGGGAAGCCGAGCAGATCCTCGGCGACGAG